CGCTTCGGGCGCCTGCCGGTAGGTGGCCATCATGCCGGCCATCTGGGCTCGGCTCAGCGCCCCACCCAGGTTGTCCCGGAGGAACGCATCGGACAGCGAGCCCAGGTGGGCGTCGACCGCATCGGCCACGTCAGCGCCCCGGGACGTTCGGGCGTAGTTACGCAACGCCTCGCGCGCCGCGGCATTGGTGAGAGCCTGGGCCAGTAGCACCACGACCAGCGCGGCCGAGTCGGCCAGGATGCTCTCATCGGCATGCCCGCGGCCGACGCTCTGGCCTTGCTTCCTGGCCTCCAGGACAGCCCACGTCGCGCCGTCCTGGGCGATGGCCGACATGGCGATGGCGAGTAGCTGGTAACCCTCGGCCGTGCTGACGCTCAGGTGGCCGAGGGCGCTCAGGTCGTTCGAGTCGACAGCCATGATCACCTGGGTACGGATCTCGTCGCGCTGGTGCTGGGTGACGTCGCCCCACGAGTTGAGCAGCGCGGTAAGTCTGCCCTGCCAGTCACTCTGAACGCCGCTCAGGTCGATATCCGAGCCTGGGTGCTTGGCGGCGTTCAGAACCAGTCGCCCCCGGCGATCAGCGCCCCCGGCATCGTCATGCCAGTGCTCGTCGCCGGCTGCGAGCTGGCGAACCAGGGTGGCCAGGACGCGCCCCACGCGGTGGTCGGTGGCCGCGCCCGAGCCCGGCTCGACGGCGTTGGGATCGGCGTTCGGGTCGCCGCCAGGTGGAGGGGTTGGCGCTGCCGGCTTGGTCCATGTGATGGCCGGTAGGCCCATCGCCTCCAGGACTTCGTCGGCGTCGAATCCCGCGACCACCAGGGCCACCGCGGCCTTGACCTTGCTATCCCTGCTCTGGTTCTCGATCTCGTTGTCGACGTCGACGGGCGATTCGTAGTCGAACTCATAGCCGACGCCCATGGTCCCGAACAGCGGCAGGAAATCGTTATTGAGCAGGCCTTTCCACCGGTCCAGTCGGGACACGGTGTGGTACTTGGCAAAGAATCGCTCAGACGCGTCCGCGCTGGCTCGGTTGACATCGACCACCTGCCCGAGCATGAATGCCGGGAACGCGAACGCCTCGCGGATGACGTCGGATGAGACCCTGTTCAGGGTCGAGAATTCCATATCTCGCTGGGTGTACTTGCGCTCGACCCAGCGACCTTTTTCGAGGATCGCCACGCGGTGGGCGTTGCTTACGCCCCGGTGCTGTTCGGCCCAGCGCTTCTGTAGCGTCAAGAACTCGGTGTCATCGAGCATGGTGTCGAACTCGATGATGCCGCCCGGCTCGGCCGAGTTGCGGAAGAAATTGCGGTTCCATTCCGCTATGTACCGCTTGGCCTCAGCGTCCGTCTTGATCGACTGGACCGGCCCGAGGCCCATGTACGGATTCTCGGGGTCAGGCATCCGGCAGACCAGGACGTCCTTACGGTCCAGCGGTACCTTTTCGCCGTTTGGCCCGTTATAGATCCACCCGAGTAGGAACTGTTTGGGATCGGTGACCGGCATCATCTTGTCCGGCCGGACCGGCCACAGTTCGAGCGGTATCGAGGCGAACCGCGGGTCGCGCGCCACCACCCAGAACGCGATCCCGGCCAGGTCGACGTGTTGCTGGCCTGTCTCGAACAGTTCCTGTCGGCTGTAGAACTCGTTCGGCTTGGTCAGCACCGACAGCGCTGGGTGGACCGTGACCTCGACTCGGTCTTCGTCTTTGCCTGACGCCGCCTTGCGGTACAGGTGCCACTCAGCCTTAGCGGTAGCCGTCGCCTCCATTGAGACGATGGCGAACAGCGTTCCGACTGAGCCGTACTGGGCCATCTGGCCAGCCGGGTCGGACTTGCCGCGCTGTCCGGGCCAGCTCAGGCCTGGGCTGCTGCCGACGTAGGGGATCGGCGACTCGGCTCGGATGCGCGAGATCGTCTGGCCGATCTGGGCGAGCAGTGAGGCCACGGGCGATCCCCTCGGTTACCGCTCCCGGGTCGGCCGGGGCGCTGGATCAACGATACGGGACATGACCAGGGCACCGATACCGCCGACGATCACGCCCAAGGGCAAGATCCACATACCGACGCCGACGGCCACCGCGCCCAGGCCGAGCGCGTCGAGCACCAGGGTAGGGCTGACTTGGCGCACCCTGGAGAGGAGAGCGATCACTGGAGAAACCTCACGTTAGGTCGACCGATGGTGTCGATCTGGGCCACAAGATACCGCATGGCGTCGCATCCGTGATCATCCAGCTTGACCGGATTTTCCTTGATCGCCTTGCCGGTGCCGCGGTCCCAGACGTACCCGACGACTTCCTCGGCCGTACTGGTCGGCTTCTTGGCGTCGGCCAGCTCGGCGTCGCGCTTGACCGTCGAGTCGCGCATGATCATGATTCGGGGCTTGCCCAGCTCGCCGGCCGGCCTCAGCCGTTTCTGGACAGCCTGGATCCCCTCAGTGACCGCCTTGGTGGCCGCAACGGTGGACAGCCCCAGCTCACGTTCGAGCTGAGCGCGACCCTCGGCGTCATGGTCGCAGACGATCGCCCGCGGCTTGGGTTCCTTCCACCGCCACGTGCCGCCAGGTCCGGCCGTCGCGACCTCGGCGAGGATGTCGCGCGCGTGCTGGTCGACGGTCCGGCGCGTCCGGTACAGCTCGCGGTACAGGTACAGCCGTCCGTCAGGATCCTGCGCCCAGCACTGGAGCACAAACGGGTTCGTGTATCCGAAGTCAACAGCCCAGTACCGCGTCCACTCGGTCGGCACCACGAACCGGTCGATGACGTGAACGGCCGGATCCCATTCCTCGTAGACCATGCCCTCGGCCGCAACCCACAAGCCTTTACGCAGGCGCAGATAGCGAACGCCGGTCAGCGCGTCCAGCTTGCGGATATAGGCCTGACCGAACTCAGTGATACCGCCGCGCTCATCGAACAGCGTCGGGTTATCCTCATGCCTCGATTCCAGCATCCGGGCCGCGCCAGTCTGGGAGCGCAGATACAGCCAGTGCCAAGGGGCGTCGGGGTTGCAGTCAGCGATCAACTGCTGGAACGACATCACGCCGTGCCGCAGCCGGGTCGTGATCGCCTCCCAATCGTCCGTGGTCAGCTCGGTGGCTTCCTGGACGTACGCCATATCGTATTCGCTCGACATGATCCGGATGGCTCGATCCATCCCACCGATGACGATGGCCGACCCGTTGCGGTAGCGGTATTGGGGAGGTTCCTCGGGTGAGCCGCCGTAGTACTTGAGCGTGCCGGCCTTGATCGCCTCGGGTACCACCCGCTTGCGCCACGTCTGGAGCGCAGTCGAGCCCAGCGATACCAGCGTCTTGCGGACGATCAGCCCGCGCATGCCGGGGTTCAGCAGCGCGCACGCGTGCATCTTTTCGAGGCAGGCCATCGATTTGCCGGTTCCTGCCGGGCCGGAAACCAGCACCTCGGGGTCACGCTGGCGAAACAGCTGGGCCAGCACGCCGCGCGGCGTATAGGTGTGGGCGATGGCTTGGGTCACCTGGACCACCGGACTATGCCGGTGAACTTATAGATGCCGATCTTTATGGCGTGCTGCCGGCAGGTCACCGGATCGGCGCAGGCACTCACGACGCCGTACGGGGGGATCGGGCAGGCCACCAGATCGACCCAGCCGCGGTAGCACGCGTGGCAGAACACACGAGCTGGTACGGCCGCGGCAGCGGCTACCTGCTCAGTCGGGGTCAGGGGAGGCCGCCAGGTGGGCATGTTCAATCCTCTCGGGGTCGATCTCGGGCCACCAGGGCGTCGGATCTTCGGACTCGAATCGGGCGCACGGCCGGCCACCGCACACGCCCTCATGGACCGCCGGACAGTGGCGCGTCACCATCTCTCGGCACGGGTGCTCGGGCTCGAACTGGCCGCGGAACGGCGGCACCAGTACGGCCGTCATCTCATCGCCTCAGGATCGACGCCGTTAACGGTGTATTCGTAGGTCCCAGTCGTTTCGACCTTGGTCGGGGCGTCCAGGCCGAGCAGGGCAGCGCGGCGCCGCCATATCTTGTCCAGCGCCCCGTTGACCGCGGCCAGGGTCGGTCCGTCATCCTCCAGCGCCGTCACGACGTCAGCACCCTCGGCGGTGACCACCATGTCGCCCGTCTCGGGGTCGATCTTGGGCACGGTGACGACCTGGCCGGCATTGACCAGCAGGTGACGGCGCTCGATCACCTCCCATATCTTGGCCTCGGCTGCGTCCAGCTTTTCGATCGCCGCAACCCGTTGCTTGGCGACGAACTCGGCCATGCCGTCGACCATCTCGACCCGACGGACATCGATGATCTTGTTAACGACCTGGCTTACCCGCGCCTCGGTCAGGCCATGGTGGGCCGCGATCTTGGCCAGCGTCCAGCCCTTGACGCGCTGCTGGTACATCTCCCAGTCGCGCGCGGATCGCTCAGCTTTTGTGCCCCGCCAGCGCGGACCGTTCGGCGAGCCGACGACCGGCATTCGATCCCTCCCCTCGGTCCCTTGAACACCAAATCATCGCATGATCACGCCTTAACGTCGCTGACTGAACTTTGATCGGGTTTGCCCAGCATGGCCAGCATGTCCTTGATTGTCGCCTTGTCGCTGCCCTTGCTGCGCTGCCACCCGAACCGGTACCCGCAGCACCACGCGCTGACGAACGACCACGCGCCGCCGTCTATCCGCTCCCAGCCAGCGTGTCCCCGCAGGCGGTCACGACGCAGCCAGCAGACACACGTCTCGATCATCTTGGCGTCACGACTGACCAGGGTGTACGTCGCCCTGGCCTCCCACCCGTTGGCCTGCGCCACCCTGACCAGCCCACCGCAGGCGGCCGGCATCTGGTCGCCTACCGCCTCGCGCTGGCGCATCAGGATGACCGGCCGCGCCGCCGGCTGAGGCTCGGGATACATCTCGGCCCGGATCTGGGCGCCCATCGCCAGGTGACGCGCCTTGGTCTGCGCGCGCCACAACCGGCCCCGTAGCTCGTCGCCATCGCGGAAGATCCGCCAATTGGTGGGCGCCCGGAACATCACACGTACCCGTCATAGACCCGGATCTGAACACCGGCAGGCACGCGCCGTTCCGGGCGGTGTGGCCATTTCTCGTGACACACCCTGACCACCTGGACGTCGTCGGCGTACACGCCGCCTTTCGTCAGGGCGTCCAGTATGTTGCGCTCCAGCTTGTCGACGTCACCACAGTTCGGTGTGGTGACGTCCTCGACGGGCAGCCAGTAGACCAGATGCACGCTGACCGGCCGCCCCG